CGAGATATATATAACTACAAGAAGTAAGAACTTAAAAAGAGAGCTAGAGGGTTATGTATGGGCTAAAGATAAAGACGGAAATACCCTACAAAAGCCAAGCGGAGCGCATCCAGACTGTATAGATGCGGCTAGATATATTCTAACCGATACTTTAGAGAACCCTAATAAGGGGGAATATTTTATTTATTAATTAGGAATATTAATAAAATGTTTATATATTTGAACCATTAAAACTTATAATTATGGATAATATTAATACTGATAACTGGAGAAACGACTTTAGCGTAGAGTACTATCTAATTAAAAAAGCCACTGCTAAAGCTCGTAGAAAAAACGTTTTAAAGCTTATAGGATTAGCTGCCTTATTAAATGTAGTAGGCTTTATTTTCATGTACGCTATAATGGATCTTTTACTTTGGATATACTATGCGTGATCCTAGTATGGCTTGGTGTATAGATAACGGTATATTTATATACCCTATTATATGGAAAGAGGCTAGTCCAGAGAATCCTCCTCGTTTAGCTATACAAGTAGACTATCAAGGATTTAAAAGGACTGGCGATATAATCTGGAGCCAAAAAAATAAAAAAGAAAAGGCTCAGATGTACGAAAGAATAATAAAACTTTACAAATATTATTATAATAGAGATAAAGATTAATTTTTTCATTTGATAAATCGAGTTAGTTTTAGTTAGTTTAGAGTCGTAGAAATACGGCTCTTTTCTTTTATACATATTTAAGAATAAATTATTATTAATATATGAAGCTAGAAATAAACGTACCCGAAAACCTTAACGAGATTACTCTAGAGCAATACCAGAGATTCGATAAGATAAATACGGAAGAAAACCAAGACTCTAATTTCTTATTCCATAAAACGGTAGAAATATTCTGCGGCCTAGAACTTAAAGATATAGCTAGTATAAGAGTTACTAGTATAAAAGAAATACTAGGAGATATAGATAAGATCTTCGCAGAGAAAACAGATTTAGTTCCTACGTTTAATTTAGACGGTATAGAATACGGATTTATTCCTAAGTTAGACGATATGACTATAGGGGAGTTTATAGACTTAGACGAAAACTTAACGGAGTGGGAAACAATTCATAAAGCTATGGCGGTACTATATAGACCTATTAACTATAAGAAAGAAAGTAAATATCTTATAGAAGAGTATACGGGCCTAGATAACGCTGAGGTATTTAAGAAGATGCCTTTAGGTATAGCTATGGGGGCTATGGTTTTTTTTTACCGTTTAAACAACGAGTTACTAGAAACTATCCTGAACTATTTGAAGAGGGAAGCTCCGAACCAAATGAATACGGAAGTATTAGCAACTTTGGAAAGAAGTGGGGCTGGTTCCAGTCAATTTACGGACTTGCTAAGGGGGATGCTACCCGTTTCGATGACGTTACTAGATTAAATATGCACCAAGCTTTATTATTCCTAGCCTTCGAAAAAGAAAAGATAGAATTAGAAAAGAAACAGTTAGAAAAATTTAAGAAATGAAAGCCTTCTACGAATTAACCGATAAAATAAAAGACACTTTAATAGCAGAGCCTTTCGTTAATACTGTCTCTTACGGTAGCTTAGACGATATAGATTTAAATAAGTCTACTATCTTTCCTTTGTCTCATATTATAGTAAATAGCGCTACGGTAAACTCTAACTTTATTACGTTTAATATTAGTATCCTTTCTATGGACGTAGTAGACGAAAGTAAAGAAGAAGCTACGGATAACTTTATAGGGAACGATAACGAGCAGGATATTCTAAATACTCAGTTAGCAATCCAGAATAGATTAATAGCTTTATTACAAAGAGGTACGCTATACGCGGATAAATACCAAGTAGAAGGGGCGGTTACTTGCGAGCCTTTCGTAGATAGATTCGAAAATAAATTAGCAGGCTGGGCCTCTACGTTAGATATACTAATTCAAAACGATATGACAGTATGCTAACGACGGGAGAAGGTAGAAAGTTCTTAGAAGAGTTTAGAGATAAAGTCGTAAGAGAGGCTAAGCATAACTTATCTAAGAAAAGAAAAAGAGTAAGTAAAAAATTATACGAAAGTATAGACGGAGAAGTAGAGGTTTTCGAAAATAGCTTTTCTCTTAGTTTCTCTATGGAGGAATACGGCCTTTACCAAGACAAAGGGGTAAGCGGTACAGAAAGAAAATATAATACTCCTTATTCTTATTCTAGCAGCTCGAACTTAATAGGTTTAGAATACCATACGGGCTTTCTATCTAGATGGGCTAGAGCTAAGAGATTACAACCTAGATTAAAAGGCGGGAAGTTCGGGTCTTATAAAAGTATGGGGTATATCCTAGCTAGAAGTATAAAAAAGAAAGGTATAAAGCCTAGCTTATTTTTTACTAAACCTTTTGAAAAATACTTTAAGAAATTACCAGACGAACTAATAGAGAGATTTGGTTTAGACGTAGAAGATTTATTAGCCTTTTCGCTTAACGAAAAAAGATTAAAACGATGAGTACTAAAATAAACGCAAGAAGCCCTTTTTATTTAAGTTATAGCGAGCCTCCAGTACCTGAGCCTACTTTTACCTGCGGATATGCTAACGCTAGAAACTTCTCTGTAGACCAAACGGGAGCTATATCTTTACCCGTATTAGATTACGGCTATATACAATCTTTTACTTCAGATGCTTCAGATTTTTCTAATGGTAAATTCGCAGAGGTAAGTAGCGATACTTTAAGAACCTTAAAATTAACTATACTTGCCCCTAGCGGATTTAGTAACGAAGGCGACGCTATAATATGCGAAGTTACATTTACTCAGCCTTTAAAACCAGTAGCTTGTAGTACTGTAGTTACCCTTGTAGGTAGTATTCCTTCTCAAAGTTTAGATAGTGGAGGTAATTCAGTTACTGTAGATTACTCTAGTTATTTTGGGGGTAGTAGTGCTTCTTTTAGCGATATAATAGTAAGTAATGATTCTAACCTAGACGTAAGCCTTAATACTACAGACGAAGAAATTACTATAAGTAGTAAAAGTATAGCGGGTGTATTTCAAACGCAATTAGAAAGAATAGATAGTAGTACTGGATGTAGCGCTACGCAGACAATATCTACTACAGTTACTGCGGTAGCAACTTTTGACTGTAATACGGCAAACCTACTAGGAGGCAATGTAGCTTCAGACGGAACTCTTACTACTCCTTCTACTATAGGTACGGTTACGGATACAAAAGAAACAAGTGGAGGAGCTTCGGTTACAAGTATAGCGGCTAATAATACAGGATCTAGTATTAGCGTTACTTTATACTACGATATTTTAGTGCCTAATGGTTACACTAATTCTGGAAGTACTATAGAATGTAGCGTAACTTATACGCAGCTCTCAGATATAGTTATACCTACTTTTTCTTGTTCTAATGTAGATTTAGATAACCAAGCTATTTTAGAAGACGGGAATGTAGTAGCGGGAGAAGCTAAATACTACTCCGATTCGGGAAGAGAATATTTAACTATACAAAGCTTTACTCCTACTAGCTTTTCTTCGGTAGATGAAGTAACTAATAGAGACGTAACTTTTACTATCGAAGTACCTAGCGGATTTACTAATACAGGAAGTACTATAGACTGCGTAGAAACTTTAAAGCAACCTGCAGACTCTACTTTAATAGCCGATACGGATTTTTGTACGGGTAAAACAGTTAGGTGGTATTTTGCAGGGAAGATTTTAGACGACCCAGCTAGATTCCAATATAAATACCCATTGACCGATAGTCTTTTTGTTAGTAATCTAGTAGGTATACCTAGTTCTAGCAGTTGGGTAGGAGAAACTTTATGTCAAGGCGGTAAAGTTTTCGGAACAGGTTCGGGAAGGTATTGGTTAACAATTAATCAGACTCGAAGGTCTTATTCTCAGGCCCAAGCCGCGACTAATGAGTATTGGCTCTTTATGAACGGAGAGATAGTACAGGCGGTTTATTTAAGAGATTGGAACTCCAGAGCATTTATAAGAGTTTAATATGGCATTTGATAATATAGTTTTAGATATTTATATATATACAGGTTTATCCTCTAGTTATACTAGTAGCGATAAAAAATATACTTTAAATAAGTCTTTAATAACAGGCGAAACAAAAATTAACTTTGAAATAGCTGAATTAGTTAGAGACTATATTAATATAGAGTTTAACGACGACTACAATAGTTATACTACTTGGATAAGAACAGACGCTACGATTAGGGACGAAAACGATACTGAATTTACTTACGGTAGCCCAATATCAAATACTTATTTAGCTTTCGAAGGATACGGATATTTTGAGGAAGGTATTAATCCAGAGTTAGCTAGGCATGCTTTATTATCGACCTCTACGCTATATATACCAGAAGGTACTACGGGTAGATTACCTATTTTTGCGGAAGGGGTAGGAAAGATTACAATAGATTCTACCGATACCGAAATAACAGATAACGGTAATACTAATCAAAAAATACAGTATATAACTATTCCTGCGGATAGCTCTAGTATAAAAGTATACGATACGGACGATGCTACTCTTCTAAAGACTATAAATATAAATAACGTATGCGAGCCTAAGTATACCCCTTATAAGGTTACTTTCGTAAATAAGTTCGGAGCTTTCCAAGACTTATATTTCTTTAAGAAAACTACAGAGAGTTTTAATGTAACCGATGAAACTTTTAAAAGAAATATCTTCGAAAATAATAGCGTTACCTATGATATTTATAGAGGCCAAAGAGAAAGGTATAATACTAACGCTAAAACGACTATAAGCTTAAATACTGGATTCGTAAACGACGACTTCAATAGCGCTATAGAGGAGTTATTTTTATCTGAAAAGGTTTGGATACGCTGGAATAATCAAACGCTCCCTATTATACCAATAACAAAGAATTTAGAATTTAAAACAAGCTTAAACGACAAGTTATCTAACTATACTATAGATTTCGAATTTGCCTTTAATAAGATTAATAACGTAAGATAATAATGATAAATCTTCAGTTATATATATTAAACGAGAACGGGGAGTCTTACGACGAAGTAGAGCTTTACGATAATGAAACGGTTAGCTATACGCAATCTCTACAAGACGTAAGGGATATCTCTAAAGTATTTTCGGATTTTACTAGAACTTTTAACGTACCTGCTTCTAGGACTAATAATATTATATTTAAGCATTTCTATAATTACTTTATAGACGGATTCGATCCTAAGAAAAGGCATAAAGCTAAACTTTACCTAAACT